GGATGGATTTTAGGCCGGATACTTTTTCGGTTGCTTGTGGAACTGGCAAGCCGATGGATCGAAGCGAATCGAGATCAAATGACATCAGGAGTGGCACCATCGTGACAGACGACAAAGAACCATCAATCAAAGCACAAGTGATTGCTTGGGCGGCTGGGCAGCCTTTCAACAACGTGCTGCTGCTCGCAATTCTCTGTGCTATTGGCTGGGGTGGGTATTACACCGTGACCGTCGGAATTCCTTCGCATCTCAACCAGATCCAGAAGGGCTACGAGTCATTGACGGAGTCGCATCGCGACGAACGCGAACGGACTTTGGAGCTTTATGACCGATGGATGAACCGCACATCTACCGGCGAAAAATCAGCTTCGAGCGTTGCGGCCAGCGTGGATGAAAAGAGTAACTGACGATCGGATCTGTTGATCCGCTGTTGATTTGGGGGGACTCATGAACGCATACGAAAAGGCTCAGCAACTTGGGCTGACTGGTACTGATTCCGAGATCGTTGCTGTGCTGAAAGCTACAGGACTAACCGCACGACCCATCGTGCTGGCTGAATTGCTGTTCCTGCTCAATTTCCGGGGAATGCTGACAAAGTTGGTCAGCAACAACGCGGATGAAAAGTGGACCGGAACAGTCCTTGCGATGAAGGCTGCGATTGCCGCAGATCCAACCGCAACGGCTCATGTAGATCGGTGGTTGTCGCATATCACAAACCCTCGCAACACACATTGGGACACGACCGATTCAGCGTATTCGGGGCCATTTTGGGCACTGTCTCAGGCAGTAGCAGGCGGTCCCGGAATGCCATCGGCTGCAGACTTCGCAGCGGTCGCTGCATTGGGCGGTGGATGGCTGTTTGCGGATCTGACCGCTGAGCAATTTACAGCACAGCGAGAGGCAGCGGAATCACTTGCCGAAAAGCAGACGGCTCTGGAACTCGTTACAAACACTGCGACAGAGGCAGCACGTGAGGAATACCGTAAGGAGGATTCAACGCCAGAGTCAATCGTTGCTGCTGCAATCGCGGTCTTGGAGGTCTGAGCGTGGGCTACAAATACCCATCACTTCGGACCACGCTGCCAATCGCTGGATACTGTGCATCCAAAGACACAGGGGCCGCTGCGACTGATCAGTTTACTACTGACGGATTGCAGGACGGCACGCTCACAAACGGGGCGACACGGTCCGGATCGCCGTTGGCGTATTCATTCGATGGCGTAAACGATTTAATTACCATTGCTTCCGGTTTTTTTAGTGCTTACCCAGTCTCTATGTCATGTTGGTTTAACACGTCTGATTCGACAGCGTCATTTCGCTGTTTTTTGTCGCTCGGAAACTCAGCGAACACTACCAATCATATGTTTTTGGGACTCACGAACACCCACAAAGTCAGATTCAATCCGGCCCGCGATCCAGTAAATGCAGTTTGTGACTCGACAGCAAGTTACAACGATGGAAATTGGCATCATGCCTTGGGTGTGTCAGAATCACAAAGCAGCCACAAGCTGTATGTCGATGGCGTTTTGGCTGCATCTTCCACCACAAATATGGGCGGAGTGGTGTCATGTAATCAAGCCGGAATCGGATGCCTGCGAAGACAAACAAACGGTTCTTTTTTTCCGGGGCTTGTCGATGATGCTTTGGTGTATTTGATCACAATCGACGCCACAAACGCTGGATATCTGGCTTCACAACGCGGTGCGATTTATCAATTGCTAGCGGGTGGCTCACTGATAAACGGCCAGTCACTAATCAGACCAGCATCAGCAGCACAACAGCAACTATTGATTCAAGGGGCCATGTCGTGAGAGATCGAGCACTAGGCTCTACAATCAGGCTGTTTTTTAACAGCACAAATCCAGACGCTGGCGGTGCTCCAGTTGCTCCTTCGTCTGCGTTTACGACTGCTGACATTGCCATTTACAAAGATGGCTCAGCCACCCAGAAATCGACAACGAACGGACTGACCGTGACAAGTCCTTTTGACTCTATCACGGGTCTGCATCTTGTAGAGATCGACACGAGTAACAGCACTGGTGACGTAGGGTTTTGGGCGTCTGGTTCTGTTTACTCCGTGCGACTTGTGACTGCTAAGACCGTGGCAACCTACTCGGTGTCAGGGCTGTTGATTGGTGAATTTAGCATTGAGGTTCAAACGGCTGACGTGCGGAAGTTCGGCGGGACTGCACTAACAGCAGCAGCGGGGATTCCAGAGGTTAAGGTGGCCTCAATTGCCACCGATGCCGTGAATGCTGCTGCACTGGCGGCGAATGCAGTCACCGAGATTCAGAGCGGGCTTGCCACGGCAACGAACGTATCGGACGCTCAGACTGCAATCATCGCCCAGATTGATGCGAACGAAGCAAAGATTGACTCAATTCAGTCCGACACGAACGACATTCAAACTAGACTTCCGGCGGCACTGGAAAGCGGACGAATAGCAGCGGTACTGGACTCCGATAGTCTTCGGGCTGCTCTGGGAATGTCTGCTGCCGACCTTGATTCTCAGCTGGACGCAATCCTCGCAGCCGCATCGGCCGGGGCAGGTACGGGAGCAAGAACGGTCACAATCACGGTCAATGATGGAACAACAGCCCTTCAAAATGCTGTTGTAAGGCTCAATGAAGGGGTCAACACGTTTCGAACTCTCACCAATGCGAGCGGTGTGGCAACGTTCAATGTGGATGATGCTACATACACAGTGGCCATTACCAAGAGCGGATACAGTTACGCAGGGACGACGCTTGTTGTGGATGGTACGGAGACACGAACGTATTCGATGACTCAAACATCGATCACGCCTCCAGATGGACCGACGAAAACAGTCCTCACAATTCTATGCCTCGATGAGAACGGTGATGCTGATTCAGGTGTCAACGTGTCAATCAGGTATGTGACGGTGCCGACTGATTCAGTTGACATTGCATTCCCGGGCGCGTCGATCACGAAAACATCAAACGGGAGCGGAGTTGCAACGTTCCAGGTCATCAAAGGGGCAACGATCGAATACAAGCGAGGAACGCGTGACGTATGGCTCGAAGCAACGATGAGCGATGAGGACACAACGTCAATCACTTCATTCATTGGGACACCATAGGCCCCCGGGTTTGGGTCCTTCCTGCAAAATACAGCGGTCCGTGGCCAATTCCCGCACGCATTTTTTTACCAACAGCATCTGAAATGTGGATAAGCAGCATCAAGTGGCATGGATAGTGAGTTCGCGGAGGGAGGTCGCAGAGTTTCTGGACGTCCCGCACGGAACGGTGTCTTCGTGGATCACGGACGGTATGCCGTGCCAGCCACGAGTCTATGACCTAAAGGCAATCGCACAGTGGGCCATCAACACGAACCGGAAAATCGGCTGGAATATCGGTCGAGCGCCAGTAAAACAGGACAAGGTCGACGATGACCCACTGTTGAACGGGGAGGAATCGGAAGGACTCGAGCGGTATCGAATGGCCCGGGCTCAACAGGAAGAAATTAAGCTCGCAGAGAAGCGGGTCGAAATCATGATGCTCGAAGGGTTTTACGACTGTGCCAGGGTGATCCTGGCACCATTCCGACGACTCGCCGAGACATTCAAACGCCAACAGAATCACGACGCCTTTTCGTTGGTCGAGGAGGCAACAAACGAAGTCGAACGAGGTTTGATGCAACTCCATGCAGCAGATGGCGACTGATTGGCGAGCCTTTGCTACACCGGCCAACGAAGCCTGGGCGGAAGCGGTTCGCAGATTTGCCAGAGTTTCGCCGCTGCGGACTGTTCGGCAGTTTGCCGAGCAGGAAGTTGTCATTCCAGATGGTGACTATAAGGGCCAGTTGTTTCGCTGCCATCGTCAGCCGGCACATGGACTTTGGTTTGATGAGATCGATTCGGGCCGATGGTCACGGTTTGCTTTCGTCGCTTGCCAGCAGTCAGGGAAGACTCTGGCGGGTTATGTCATTCCGATCATGTACCACGCGTTTGAAGTGCAGGAGACAGTGATTGTCGGTTTGCCGACGATGGATATCGCCCGGGACAAATGGGAGGTGGATATCAAACCAGCCATAGAAGCGAGCAGGTACGCCGATCTGCTGCCGAAGAATGGCGGAGGATCCCGGGGCGGAACTCCAGAGCTGATCACCCTGCGAAACGGTGTAAATCTCAAATTCATGAGCGGCGGCGGGGGCGACGAAAAGCGGTCAGCCTTCACGAGTCGCGTTCTGGTTGTGACGGAAGCGGACAAGCTCGATGAGGTTGGCGGCCAGTCTGACGAAAATACCAAGTTGAGACAGATGGAGGGCCGGACAAGGTTCTTCGGAAACCGCAAGCGCGTCTATCTCGAGTGCACGGTGTCTGAAGAGACTGGTCGGATCTGGCAGGAATGGTTGAACGGTTCCGCTGGACTTGTGCATCTTCCATGTAATGGATGCGGGGAGTATGTGGCTCCGGAACGTGAGCATTTCGTAGGATGGCAGGAAGCGACGGAGGAAATTGACGCCGAAGAATCGCGGTTCGTGTGCCCGTCCTGCGGTATTTTGTGGCAGGAGGAAATAAGAAAAGCTCAACTGCAAAAAGCTCTGGTTGTTCACAAAGGCCAGCGAGTGGAAGGCGGACACGTTGTCGGGGATCTCCCCAGGACTCGCACATGCGGGTTCCGGTACTCCGCGGCAACAAACGCATTTGCAGACGTCGCGATGATTGGCGTGGATGAATGGAAGGCCAAAAGAGCGATCGACGAAGAGTTAGCAGGCCGTGAATTGCTGCAATGGACGTGGGCATGGCCTCCTGCTCCGCGCGTCGTGGACGTGGAACCGTTAAGTGTTGAGGCCGTCGAGATGCGGCAGCACTCACTTCCACGGATGATTGCACCATCAGATACGGTGCAAATCCTTGCTGGCTGCGATGCCAGAAAGGAGCAGCTTGACTGGTTTGTGGTCGCTGAGCGGGCGTCAGGCCATACCATTTGCGTTGATTTCGGGTATACGAAGATCGACCAGACGTTGCCGGAACGCGTTGCGATAATGCAGGCCGTCAAAGAACTTCGGGACCGGTTCGATTACGGATACGAGGTTGAGGGCAGGCAGAAGGACGACCGCGAACAGGTTCAGCTGGCGCTGCTTGACTGTCACTGGAACACTGATTTGCTTTACGAATCAATCCTTGGGGCATCTAACTGGATGCCAGCGATGGGATTCGGCTACAAGAAACACAAAGCCACGTACAACGCACCGAAGAAACGCGGAAGCACTGTCACAAAGTTGGGTGATGAGTGGTATTTCGTCGCCACAGAACGCATCTTTGGTGGCAAGGTTCGACGGTTCAATGTCACGCACAATAACGCAGACGCATGGAAGCTCAGGCTGCACAGGGCACTAAGCGTTGACATTGACCATCCGCACGCGTTGTTGCTTCCAAGGCAGTCGAAGCCAGGGACGCGGCGGGAACTCGCAAAGCATCTGACGGCGGAAAAGCAGGAATCCGTCTACGAAAAAGGCAAAGGGCAGGTGCTGAAGTGGGTCACGCAGTACCACAAAAACCACTGGCTTGATGCTGCCTATATGTCGCTGGTTGCAGTGTCAATCGCTCGTCAGAAACAGCGAGTTCAGGAAGCGAAACAGACAATGACGCTCGCAGAAATGGCGGCGGCGAGATGAAAGAAAGGAAACGCATGACTTTGGCGGAAATGGCGGCACAAGCGACACCGCGAGTAAATGGGCGTCTAATATGCCCCAATTGTGGCTGTTCGGATTTTAAAGCAGGAAAAGTCAGGCGTGCGGGTTCATCAGTCTTTAGGTACAGAAAATGTGCGCATTGCGACAGGAGTTACATGACATCGCAGGCTGAAGAAAGAATTGTCAGGCCGGTCGAAATCAGTTCAGATGAGTTTGCAGGTGACGAACTGGAGATGGACAGTCCGATGGCGGACTAGTAACCGCCCTAATCTCCACACAACACCGTGCTGTGCCGCTAATGTGCCAGCATGGTCAAAACCGCCCCGCACATCCTTGATGCTTTCGGCAAGCCATACGCCAGGCCGAGAGGTCGTGCGCGTCGCGAACTTGCTGAACAATTCGTTGAGCGGATCAATGAGCGAAAACTGCGGGCGACATACGACGCCGCTGGTTCCTCCGATGAGTTCAAGAACTATTGGGCCGCCTCAGACCAACTCGATGCGGATTCGGCCAACTCGTTTGCGGTTCGTCAAACGCTCGTCAAGCGTTCTCGATATGACATCGCGAACAATGGCTACTCAGACGGCATTGCGACGACATACGCTACAGACCTGATCGGCCGAGGCCCAACACTGCGAATGCAGACAGGCTCTGAAGGCTTCAACCGCATGGTTGAAATGGCGTGGTTTGAGTGGACAAAGCAAATCCAGTTTCGCCGAAAACTTTGGTGCTCAGCCCATGCAAAGCATCAGGACGGTGAAGGGTTGGGCGTTCTGCGACGAAACGACCGCATTGCGAATCCTGTAAAGCTCGATTGGGTTTTGCACGAAACAGAGCAATGTCAGACGCCGTTTATGCCGTACGGAAAGCCGGGCAAAATCGACGGCGTTACCTTCGATGAGTTCGGTAATGAGACGTCGTACGACTTTCTGCAGTATCACCCGGGAAGCAATCACGGCTACCTTAACGTGATGCAGGTTCCGGAGTCGATCGACGCTAAATTCGTGACGCATTGGTACAAACTTCGTCGCCCTGGACAGCATCGCGGCATTCCGGAGTGCTCATCAACACTGAACCTCGGAGCAGCGTCACGACGGTGGCGAGAAGCGACAGTTGCAGCGGCTGAAAACATCGCGGATTTCAGTTTGTTTATTCAAACCACTTTCGAGCCTGACGAGATGGACAGCGTCTCTCCGCTTTCCACGCTCGACATTCAAAAACGAATGATGACGGCATTACCTGCAGGTTATGGAGCATTCCAGCCAAAGGCCGAACAGCCAACAGCGGGGCACGCGGAGTTCTCGAAGTCGCTTATCAACGAGCAGGCTCGGCCAAAATCGATGCCGTATAACAAGGCGGCGTGTGATTCGTCTTCCTACAACTACGCATCTGGTCGGCTCGATCACCAGACGTATTACGGCCAATTGGACGTAGACCGTGCGGACTGCGAAGACTGCGTTTTAGACAAGGTGTTTGCTGTTTGGTTTGACGTCGCCGTGATGGCATATGGCTGGCTCGGTGGCAATCCGGATGCCATCAGTGCCGGGGCTAAGGCTCACACATGGGACTGGCCAAAACATCAAGTCGCAGACATCGAAGCCGAAGCAAACGCAGCCGATAAGCGGCTGAAAAACGGCACATCGAACATCGCATCAGAAATGACTCTTGCCGGGCTCGATGCAGAAGACGAACTGACAAAGCAGGCCACGTCAAACGGAATCACTGTCGAGCAGCAACGACAGGTCAACATGCTGCTGAATCTTCCGCAGCACGTCATCCCGTACGTGGCAACAATGCTGGGAATCAATAACGCACCTCCGGCCGTCACGACATCGACGCCACAGCAGGAGACACCAGCCAATGGCAAGTAAGAAACACAAAATTATCGGCATGTCTGCCCCTGTAACGATTGAGGCAGCAGAAGGCGAAAGCAGCCAGCCAGCATCGTTTACCTCAACTTTCTACACAGGCGGCGCTTTGAATGTTGCTGGTTGGGAATTGCCAGTTGTCGTGGATCTTGCTGGCCTCGAAGTGTCAAACGTTCTGGTCGCCAATCTGGACCACGACCAGACGAAACGAGTTGGCAATTTCGACGTTGTAAATGATGGCCGATCGCTGGTCGCAAACGGCAAGGCCACAGCAGCGACAGCAGCACGCGATGAAGTTGTGAATTCAGCCAGGGCAGGATACCAGTGGCAATCGTCTTTGGAGGTCAACCCGAAGAAGGTTGAACAGCTCGCAAAAGGGAAAACCGCGACCGTCAATGGTCAGCAGTTCGAGGGTCCGTTGTACATCACTCGGATCGGTACTTTGAAAGGTTTTGGATTCGTGAGCCACGGGGCTGACGACAACACGACCGCAACAATCGCGGCAGCAGCCGCTTCGTCCAACAATAAGGGGAACGAAATGGAACCAAAGTTCAAAGCATGGATCGAAGCGATGGGCCTCGATGCCGACAACTTGAGCGAAACCGCACTGAGCAATCTGCAGGCTGACTTTGCAGGCCGAGCAGGCAAGCGGACGCCCGCAAAAGTCACTGCGAGTGATCCGTTCGAAGCTCGCAGAATCGAAGCTCAGCGACGTCAGGAAATTCAAGCATTCGCTGACAAGCAGATCGAGATTCGTGGATCCGGGGTCGATGAAATCATTGAAATCCAGAAGCTCAGCGAGCACGCGATTGAGGCGGGAATGGAAGTCAATGAGTTCCGCCTGAAGTTCTACGAGTCGCAGTTGCCAGCCGGTCGCACTCCAATCTCAGCGGCTTCGAACCAGAAGCTCAATAACCGCATTATCGAAGCGGCAATCTGTCAGGCTGGGCGTATGCCGGGCCATGAAAAGATGTTCGACGATCAGACGATGCAGTTGGCTCACGATCAGTTCCGTGGCAACATTGGGCTTAAGCAACTGCTGTTGCTGGCTGCTGAACAGAACGGCTACCGAGCCAACTACGCGACGGAAGTCAACATGGACGTTCAGCGGGCCGCATTCAACATGCAGGGCCGCATGATCAACGCTACAGGGTTTTCGACGATCTCAATCAGCACGATTCTGAGCAACGTCGCGAACAAGTTCCTGATGGTTGGCTGGAATTCAGTCGACATGACTCCGCTGAACATCGCACCAGTTCGCAACGTGCGAGACTACAAGCAGATTACGACTGTGTCACTGACCGGCGATCTGCAGTATGAGGCACTTGGATCGGGGGGCCAGATTAAGCACGGAACGTTGGGCGAGCAGTCCTATACGAACCAGGCGGACATCTACGCTCGAATGTTGGCTATTACCGAAAAAGACATCGTCAACGATGACCTCGGAGCACTGACGGCGACCCCGCAGCGATTGGGACGTGGAGCAGCCCTGAAGCTCAACGATTTGTTCTGGACAGAGTTCCTGAACAACTCTTCGTTCTTCACCAGTGGCCGAAACAACGTCAACGAAGGCGTTGCTGACATGACAATCGGCGGCCTTGATGCCACCGAAACAATCTTCACAAACCAGACGGATCCAGACGGCAAGCCGCTGGGTTTGATGGCCAAGATTCTTTTGGTGCCAACCGCACTGAAGAACAAGGCTCTCGCTCTGGTTGATCCACTGAGCCGCGTACAGAGTGGCAACACTTCTGGCCAGCCAGATGTCAACGTGTTTGCTGGGCGATTCCGTGTCGAGTCATCTCCTTACATGAGCAATTCGGCTTACACCGGTTACTCAGCGGCAGCGTGGTACATGCTGGCAGATCCAATGGACATGCCGGTTATCGAAATCGCGGCTCTTAATGGCCGCGTTGAGCCTGTAGTCGAAACTGCAGATGCCGACTTCAACGTCCTGGGCATTCAGATGCGTGGCAAGTCGTCTGTCGGTGTCAATCTGCAGGAATACCGAGCCGGTGTCCGAGCAGACGGCGGCGCGAGCTAATAGCCACAGCGTGGCAGCGTGACCGGGGTGGACCTCCGCCCCGGTCGGTTTTCTCATGATCAAAATCAATCAAGGCTGTTTATGAAAATCACAATGCTGAGGAATCCGGCGAGATCGCTGGAATGCAATCTGCTCGAAGGGCAGACGGGTGAGGTTGACGACAAGCTGGCAGAGTTGCTGGTGAAAACTGGAATTGCTGTTCCCGCAGCAGAAACAAAGAAGGTTGAAGGCAAGGCTCCAGAATCAGCGGTTAAGGGCAAGTAATGAGCGACGCAGCTCCAACAATCTTCCTCGGAATGCCAGGATATGGCCAACAGACGGCGGCAGCAGGTCGCGGTCTATGGCGTGCGTCCAGAAACATGGATTCCGTGGCCGTCGAATATCGTCAGGGTTCATTGCTTGCGGCGAATTTCAACGGATTGTGGTGCTCTGCGTTAACTCAAAAGCATCGCGGCCGAGACATCAAGTATTTCGCAATGCTTCACGACGATATCGGGCCTGATGACTTTTGGCTCGATACGCTGATTGCGGAGCTGGAAGAAAAGCAACTCGATATTCTCGGCGTTGTCGTCCCAATAAAAGACACGCGCGGAGTGACATCGATTGCCGTCGATGGCGAAACGACTTGGAAACCGAAGTTCCGCCTGACTCAAAAGGAAGTGCATTCGCTTCCAGAGACGTTTACCAGCAAAGATGTTGGCGGGCCATTGCTGCTCAACACTGGATGCTGGGTCTGTCGTTTTGATTCTGATTGGGTCCGTAAGGTGCATTTCACGATCAACGACCGAATCGTGTTCAACACAGCAACAGACCGCTACGAAAACGAGGTTGAATCAGAAGATTGGTTTTTCTCGCGGTTGTGTCACGAACTCGGCCTGCGAGTCGGAGCAACGCGAAAAGTTGCTGTAATGCACCGTGGATCGATGGACTTTTCGAACAAGAATCAATGGGGCCAGAAGTTTGACGAGGCGATGGTTAGTGAAAGCCAGTTGCCGTTTGTTCTTCCCGCTGGCGTCAAAGGTTGGTTGCACGCCGAAGAGGGGCGAGCGTTGGCTAGGTTGGCCGATGGCAAGCGGGTTCTCGAAATCGGATCCTATTGCGGATTGTCGACGATCTGCATCGGTCGAACAGCCAAAAGCGTCACGGCAATTGATTACTTCGACGGCCGAGCAACGCCAGTTCCAGAAGGAACGTTTGCGGAGTTTATGGCCAACTGTCAGCGATACGGCATCGATTCAAAGGTAACGCTGGTACATCCAGAGGCAGCTATTCCCGGGCCTGCTTATGAGTTCATCTTCATTGACGGCGATCACTCGTATGAGGCCGTTCAAGCAGACATTGAAAAAGCATTGCCGATGCTTGTACCGGGCGGGCTGATTGCCTTCCACGACTACCGAACGCATCCGAACGAGTTTGAAGGCGACAGAGCATTCGACGAGGGCGTGACGCGTGCGGTCAATGAGTTGATTTCCAATGGTGGCGAAATCGTTGCGAGACACAAAACGCTCGCAGTGGTAAAGCCTCCAGTTCTCGTTTCAAATCCAGCATGAGGATTCAATAACAATGGCACAGGTCACATATCGCCACGGCGAACCAGTGATGATTGATTACACCCCGGGAGCGAATGTGTCTGCCGGTGATGTTGTTCTGCTTGGAAACACCACAGGGCTGACCTGCGGCGTCGTGCATGTTGACACGGAAAGCGGAATTCTTGGCGCGATCGCGGCTGGCGGCGGTGTCTATGACGCTGTCAATCTGAACAACGCTGCCACCTACGCCAAGGTGTGGTGGGATGACACCAACAACAAGGTGACGACCGTCAGTACGAACAACGCCTTGTTCGGATTCATCGTTGATGATGGCGGTGGCGGAGCAAACAGCACTTGCCGAGTGCTCCACAAGCCATACGTCTGATAGCTGACAGCCTGAACCATCTTGGAGACTGATTCAATGGCCGAAGAAACGCCAATCACAACGATCGACGAGGCGATTGAATCAGTCGCGGTGGGAATGGTCCAGCAGTCCAGCGAAAACGGGCGTTCTGTTACTCGGTTGAGTGTTCAGGACATGATTGCGGCTGACCGGCATTTGTCGCAAAAGGCAGCGGCCGGAAAGTCGCATTTTGGACTCAGAATGACGAAGTGCATTCCTCCAGGTGGTGGCTAATGGCATCACGTTTCGAATCGTTTTTCAAAACGTATGCCATGCCAGTCTTGAGGCGTGAATTTGACCGCGAAGTCGATTTCATCGACGACGACGGCAACGAACTGCGGTTCGATTGTTTCATTGATCTTGAAGAAATTCCGTCCGGAGAAGGTTTCGCGGATTTGCAAGGTCGTGTTTCTGTTCGCACATCTGATCTGCTTGCAAGAGTCGACACGGACGCTTACGGCGACTGGAAAATGGCACGAATCAGGGATGAGATTTTCGACGTTTACGCGTCAATGCCTGATGAGTACGGATCGACGGTTTTCAACGTGCGCCGAAAGCATTCATCTCAGCAACATTCAAATCTGTTCGACATAAACGGCGATCAGTTGTCATATCAGGAATGAAATGGCCGGAGAAACTCTTCTCACTGACTTGATACAACAAATGTTGGCCGCCACTTCTGAGGCGGTTGGCTCCGGTGCCAGGCTTTTTGAAAAGACTCTCCGATCACGTACGCCATCAACCAAAACGAAAACGCGACGTTACACAACGTCGATCCATCGCAAGGGCGAACTGCAAGCGGTGGCCGGGGTGATCTTTCCGGCAAACTCGCGATACGAGACATCAGGAACGGACACGCGAAGGCGAGTCGAAAGAGTCTATCGAGAGGACTCAAAACTAATTCTCGAACACATTGCCAGTCAAATAGGTTCTGCGGTTGAAAGCCAGCCGTCTACGAAAATTGAAATACGAAAGGGTTAGCCATGCCACTGGTATCAAAGGGCACAGTTCTTCAAATGGACGTTGCGGGATCGCTGGCGGCTATCGCAGAAGTGATTTCGGTGGAAATTTCTGGTGCCAAGTCGGAGACATACGACGGAACAACGCTGAGTCAGTCTGCAAGCGGAATGGTTCGCTTGGCAAACGGGTATTCAACGCCTCCGGATATCTCGGCAGAGCTGTTCTGGTTGCCAACAAATTCCGGCCATCAGGCCATTACTGACGAGATCACGACGCCAACAGTGGCCGCAGCAAGTCAGCTTGATGGCAAAATCTTGTATGCGGACTCTCCAGCCACCGAGCTGCCATACAAGATCGCTGGTATCGAGGTTGGTCAAACCATCAACAAAGATGACGGCGTGAAAGCTAACGTCACGTTTACCCTCAACGGCCAGCCAACGTGGCCTACCTAGTCTGAGGTGATCCATTGAAAGTCAAAGTTACATTTGAGCATGAGGCCAGCTCGCAGGCTCCCGAAGGTACGTTCATTTTGCGTGATGCAATTGTGAACGGACTGCCAGTCAAAAAGCGGATTCGCGAAGTTGGCCGCATTCTCGAAGGGCCGGAAGTCTATCGGCTTGTTGGGTGCGGAATTGCGGAGCCTGCCGACGAGGAATGCGCGGCGTTGTTTACTGCAGATCAAATCGCAAAAGCCAAGGCTACCGGACATCCAATGCTGATGAACCAACTGGCTGAACGAGTCGCCGAAGAAAAAGACGCGGCCATGGTGGCCGAGATTGCTGGCGACGACGACCACGAGGATTGATTGAGATGGTGAGAGTCAGAACGACATCTGAACTGTTCTGCGAACTCCGGAAGATCATCCCAGAGATTCCGAAGAATACCCGCAGCTTAACGCTCCAGATGTCTCATGACTCTGTGCCTCTGATTAAGTGTGAGTTCTTTGTGTCAGGCGAAGGCTCACCGGAGTTGTTGAGCAAAACATTTGAACTTGTTGAAAAGGAACCCAATGTCACTGAATGTCCGCGAGCTGTTGCTGAAGCCACTTGAAACGCCGACGGAAGTCGTACCACTCCCGGAACTTGGCGAGGGTGTTTCCGTCACCGTCAAAGGCATGAACGCGAAAGAAAAAGGCGCGTTCGATATGCAGTTTGTCAAGAAGGGCGAACACGATGTGGCCCGTCAACGGCAGATGCGGGAACGAATGCTCGTGGCTTGCTGCATCGACGACAGCGGAAACAGATTGTTTGCACCGGAAGACGTGGCAGCGTTGGGCCTGCAAAGCGTGTTCATCATCGATCGAATCTTTGCCGCCTGTCAGCGGGTGAACGGTGACAACGATAAGGACGAAGCGGAAAAAAAATCAGGGCCGACAGACGCTACCTGATCGCCTGCGAACTCGCAGAGATCTGGGGTGTTCCGTCGGTTAATAAACTTTTGGAATCGATGTCGCCAGGTGATCTTGACGTCTGGGTGGCTAAAGATGCAATCAGCCCGATTGGAAATGCCGGGGTTGTGGAATTACTGGCGGTCCTCGGGGCTGCGATGCTGTCGACGAAGGATGAACCGAAAACGCCCGATGACATCAAGAAAGCGTGCATCATTCATGGTGTAAATTGGCGACCGGATGAAGTGGAAGAAAAGCCAGCCACAGCTGCCCAAATTGGGGCGATGATGGCAATGGCAGGAGTCAAGCAATAATGAAGACGATTGGTGATCTTGTTGTCCGGCTGAGCGCCAACACAAAGGCCTTCGAGGGCGGCATTGCCAAAAGTCAAATCGCATTGAATCATTTGACGCAAACAGCCAGCAAAACAGTGAACGCGGTCAGCAATCTGAACTCGCTGCGAATTGGTCCCGGGCTCGAAAACGGATTGATTGACACCGCAGATTCAATGAACGATCTGCAGGAAGCAACGATCGAGATTGATAAGAATCTCCGCACGCTTGAACAAACCTTGGACGTGACCGCATCAGGGGCGAGCTTGCTTTCTGGCAGCATCAAAATGGCTACCGGCACCAGCGGCGTTATGGTCGCTTCAACGGCGGCTCTCTCGAAGGGCCTGACGTCTGCCCTGATCGGTGCTGTTGCCCTGCGACAGACAACAACGACGCTGGCCTATGCGTTTGGACTTGCTGCCGACGGAGCCAGAGTTCTACTGATCCCACTCAAAATGGTAGGCAGTGCGTTTATGACGGTCGGTTCGCTGGCCGTTAAAATGGCGAAACTCATCCTTGGGCCTTTCCGACTCGTTTTCTCAGCACTCAAACTGGCAGCATCGGCGGCGTGGTCGCTCATATCACCATTTATGGGACTGGCCGGCGGTGCGGTTCGCCTTTACATCACGTTCAAAGCGTTCCAGTTGCAACTCAAGATCCTGTCGAAGCTGTTCAGTTTTCTCCCGCCGAAGGTCAAGGTTATCTTTGTGGCTCTTATGGGCCTCGGGGCTGCGTCTCGAGTTGCCGGGGCTGCGTTGGCATCGCTCGGAATAGTCGGGCGAGCTGCGGCGAAAGCAATCAGCATTCTGACTCTTCCAATCAGGGCTCTGATCAATCCGGTTGGGACAGCAGTTGCGGCTGTGAAGGTTCTGAACAGTACGCTGGAAAAAACCGCTCAGGTGAGTTTGAAGGCGGCATCAGCGGTTGGCAGCGGTTTCATCGGCGGCATCAAGTCAATGGGTCGCTCGGTGTTGAATGCTGGCAAAAGCATTATTGGCCTTGGTGCCTCAGCCCTGCCATTTGCAGCACTTGGAGCAGTAAAACTCGCAGCCGATGCTGAAACGCTCGGTATCAAACTCAAGGTTCTGACTGGCAGTGCAGACACAGCAAATCGTGTGATGGCACAAATGGATGCTTTTGCGGCTGACACTCCATTCCAGAAGATGGAAATCGGCGATGCCGTTCAAAAGCTGATTTCGTTTGGATCTGCATCTGAAACCGTATTCGATGAACTCCGCATGATCGGAGACATCGCGGCGGCAACTGGAACACCGATCGGCGAGCTTTCGGAACTGTACGGCAAGGCTCAAGTGCAGGGACGATTGTTCGGCGAGGACATCAACCAGTTGACGGGCCGCGGGATTCCAATTGTTGCCGAACTGGCGAAACAGTTTGGCGTTGCGGAAAGCCAAATCAAGGAACTTGTGTCAGACGGAAAGATTGGCTTTCCTGAAATGCAAAAGGCCATGGCCGCAATGGTCGGGCCGACGGGTAAGTTCGGCGGGATGATGCAGGAACTGAGCACAAGTACGACCGGCAAGTTCTCGACATTCGTTGACCGCGTTTTGTTGCTAGGAACTGCAATCGGTGAGCAACTGTTGCCGCACGCTAACAAGTTGCTCGACTGGGCGTCCGGAATGATTTCGCACGTCGATGGTGTCGGCACAGCGTTCGGAACAGCGACTAGTTTTGCACTGAAATGGTTTACCGATACGCAGAATTTCCTCATTGATATCGGAACCATTGCGGGCGTTGTTGTTGGAAACTTTGACAACATTTGGCGTGGTGTTTTTGAATCCATGATCGAATACGCTCGGGCCGCGTTTTCGTGGATCAAAGATAATTCCGAAATCATGTACAAAAATTTGAAAGCCAGTGCTGATAAAGCGGTCGGGCTTGCGTCAGATGTCGCGATGGCCCCAGTGCAGATGCTGATGAATCCGTTCAAAGCTGGCGACATGGCTGCAGGACTCGGCCAACAGGCGGCAGGTCTTGGCGCTGACCTTACAAGCGGCACTTCAGAGTTCAAGATGCCTGAAAACAAGCGGTTGAACGATGTATTGAAAGACATCAACGACGCTTTGCGGTTGAACGCCGCGAACCGCTCAGCGGCTGCGATGGCGACTGAGGCACAAAAAACCGATATCACAAAGCCTTCACCGCTCAACACGTCGTTCATCAAGGGCGGTTCAACGGCGGACATGACCGGCGGCGACAAGAAGGGCAAAGAACTAGCGGGAGCAACGAAGGCCGGAACTCAGGAAGCCTATTCGCTGCTGGCCCAGGCTTACGTCCGCTCAAAAGACCCCTCAGTGAAGGCCACTCAGGAACAAACGAAACAACTCATGAAGCCTCTCACGCAAATGGCAGCGGCTGCAGTTGGTGGACTCGGGGGATTCGGCGGCATCATGCTTGTGGAGTCAATCTGATGCGAGTTTTCTCAACTGAAAAAATCGTCGAAGACATCACGAATTGGCCGGAAGAAAAAAAGGCGACCGTGAAGTTTGCACGCGAAGAGGGACCAGAGGGCGACAAAAAAATGTTCGCAGTCTATCCGAAGGGCACAGAGTTTTTTGGCAAGCAGGCCGATCAACTGATTGCCTTGGGTAAAGCTCGGATTGTCGACGATACGCCACGGATTGAGAACGCTGAGGTGCCTCAATGACAATTGTCATGTTGGGCGTAAAGCCAGAAAGCCGGGAAGCGGCCAACGAGAAGGGTATCAGGACTTATTCTGAAACATACTGGCTTACCACTAACCAAAAAACTGACGGAACGTATGAGGTTGGCTCACACCCGGATTTGCCAACGGTTGGGTCTGTACATCATACCGATACTGGCGCTTGGTGTACCGCCGTTCGTCCGAAGTGCGTTTCCGGGTACGTTCACTTCGAAGTTACGTGCACATTCTCCAGCGAACGTGAACTGGCTGAAGATCCCACCGATGAGCCAGCATTAACAGAGTGGGACGGCGAACAATTCCAACGCCCGCTCGTGATCGATGAAGACGGCAACATTGTGTGCAACTCCGCGGGGGATCCGTTCGACCCTCCGGAAATGATTGATGACAGCCGGCTGATTTCAGTTACGACGAAGAATCTTGCCAGTGTTCCAACATGGATCATGGAATACAGCAACGCGGTGAATAGTGACACTTTTACTATCGACGGGTTTTCCGTCGGTATTGGCCAGGCAAAAATGCAGACTCCAAAGGTGTCTAAGCCGATGAGCCGAAATGGAACAACATACCGTGAGGTTCAAATCACGATTCACTACCGTGAAGAGGGGTGGGTTTCAAACATCCTTGACGCTGGATTTCGGGAGCGAGATTACTCAGGAAATCTGGTGCAAATCAAAGTTCCAGACGAAGAAGGAACGATGGAGCCAGTAACCGCTCCAGTGCCATTGGATGGAGCTGGACGCAAACTTGATGATCCATCTCCGCTGAACAATCAGGCCCTTCCCTTTCGAGGCTATCGACGATTGCCGTTTTCTGCACTTCCTTTAGCATAGGTGACACATGACTGAAAAAGGTGTCATCTTTGGGGAAACGGCGGCGAAGCAAATCGCAAAGACTGTTCGCGAGGTTTCACGCAGAACAGTCAACGAGATGCCTCAGCGTGGTCGATGGCATGGAAGGCGTGGCGGTTCCGGAGGCGGCCACACAATTTGGTTCACGATTACTGACGTCTTGTGTCCTGAGACAGATTACGTCGCGGAAACGACGTTGGTCGTCACGGCAACATGGTACACGGCAGGATGTTCAAAAACGCCGCCGGGGGCAAACGATGACGGCACATACAACGTCTATGATCTGTGCAGTTACTTGAGCGGCCTGACGGTTGATGATCTCACTGGCGGTGTTGGCCGGGCAACCTACCACTACCCGCTGACCGGCGACTGCGAACCACGCTGGATAATTGACGACCTTTGCCCATCTCCGGAGTGTGCCTAATGCCTCCGCGATACCTTCGCAAGCCAGCGTCGACGCACCTGAAAAAATGCAAAGAGTTTCGCGTTGAGACGTGCGACACAGTAAAGGCTGACGGTTGCTGTGGTGTCCTGCCGTGCAAACTTTGTCTCGAATACGAAACCTACGCAGACGGAGTTTCAAACGGTTCGGCTGAATTTGGTTCTGCATCATGGACGGGAACAGTTGGCGGAATCGCATTCACGGCATATTGGGAGCGTGGCTACGAATCAGGCGAGTGCGAGTTTGTTGTGATTTTTGGCGGTGAAGAGGTTTACAGGTCGGACTGTTACAACGGAGCAAGCTGTCGAGATCCATCCGGCAGCGTTGAAACGGAAATTAACTACGAGGCCGGGACGCTGACATGGAGTGTTCACGAGCCACGAGAACTGGAACTGATCGACGATCCTGACACGGGCTGCAGGACGCATTTTTGTGGCTCTTGTCATTGTTCGTGCGAATGTCTTTGCGTCACGATCACCGACAGCAATAACGATACGGAATCTGGAGAATTGTGCGACGTGGCATATCGATGCGACGCGCCGACGTGGGCCGGAACGATCGGGTATTACGATCTGTCTTTAACACTCGGGCGTGATCAGTACGGCGAGTGCATTATTACGCCGACCGTAGACGGCGACGAGCTGGAACCAGTGGCCGCCCCCGGCTGCGGGTCTATGTCCGCAACGTTTACAGACTACGACGGCAACACGTATGAGGTCGCGTGCAAGGAATGCTCGTGCAATGTGCCTTGCCCGTGTCCGTGCTGCCCGGATTGCTGGAGTCGTGTGCAAACGGCCGTCGGCGGTGTGCTGCGGGCGGTAGCGGGTGAAGGCGGCACGGATTGCGGAAAACCACCCGGAGAGGGTGAAGGATACGAACAGGAGATCACGTTTTCATGCACGGACCTAAACGACGAAACCAACAATGTGTATGCCGTGTTTGTGTCGCTCAGCCTAACCGTCAAAGTGTTCTGCGACAGAGACAGTGAAAACTGGAAAGCTGAATATAAGTCGGACGCGACGGGACAAGTTTGGACCGACACGGGCGTCACGTTCACCTGTCCTTCGTGTGCGGGGGTGGAACCCGGAGGACTCGTAACTGGAAGTTTCACCTTCGTGGCGTATGATGGATGCGAAACAAGTGGCGGGCCGGTCACGTTTCCGTGGAACATCACGATAGAGATCACAGTGGAGTGCTCGTAATGCAGGAACTCGCGGCGATCGGCGTTTTGATATTGTTAGCCATCGGGCTTTCTTGGGGCGGCTCGCAATTCGGAACGGTCGCACAAGACCACGTGAGACAGCAGCAAGAAGCACAATGGGCCGAAGAAAAGGAGCTAATGCTGCAGGAGATCGACGCGAATCGCGAGAAAATCAATGAGTGAAACGTGCTCATGTGAACTTGCTGGATTTTGCTCACGTCGAAACGTGAAGGTGAATCTGTACCAACACAAACTGTGCAAGGCGGGCAAGGTTCGGCAACTCGATGAGATGTTCACTGGGCAGAATGTTCGGCAGCCTCTGCGGTCGGGCGGTAGAGCTGTTGCGATCAC